AATAATTCAAACCATTGCTCCGGTAAAAGTAACCTACATAAGGAGGTACTAATAGAATCCGAAGCGGCAGAAAGATCAACTGTCGCAAGGGCACCGGTCAAGGAGCCCTCACGTGCAAGACGCTGGTTTTTTGTTTGATCGTTAAGATCAATACCAACATCTCGCAATTTTCCACGTATGTAGCAACCGATACCTTTCTGAATATACATATTCATAGTAGGTTCGCAAGCTATGACGCGGTCAATATCGCTGTCTTTCGGGACGGTGGTCAAACGGTTACCAGGAACAAGGGTTAGACCCTTAACAACGGTAGCCCAGCTTGGTGAACTCTTAATAAGAGACCAAGCTAAACGGGCTGCGTTAGCGGTAACCTCTGGATACTCAAAGGAGTATTTAAAGGCTGCCCTACCTTCTGTTCTCTTATGTAGTGCTGTTGCACCATGGGAGAAAGAAGATAACGCAGATATCTCATGCAGATTTACGCACCCTAAAAGGCGGCCTATTTTTCGCGAAGCACGATAGAGAATTCTATGCGCTTCGGGCTCGTTAAGAGCCAAGGTCCGCCATGTTAGACTGTGGTTAAGATCTGCCAACTGACATTCGACTGACTCGAACTTCTCAAACGCGCGTTTAACACGCAGTTCGGAAGATTCACTTGTTGCAATATTAAGCTTGCGCAAAACATTGTATAACAAGTAGTCATGTCTAAAACTATCAGGAGAAGTATAGCTATCGGCTACAAGGGCCGGATTTGCTACGGAGCTGTGGTCTCTCATATAGGTTCCTGCGTATGCCGTGAGGCTACACGCTGCTAGTTTCCTAGCAAACCGTACATGATTGAACACAAGGGTATCATTTTGATTATCCCTGTGAGGCTTCTGCCTCTTCTTAGATCTGACTTCTGTCATATCTATACTCCTAATATGGTGCCAGCGACGGAAGAAACTATAAGACTGCTAAAGCAATCATGATGACATAATAAATGTCTTCGATGATTGCTAGCAGTGCAGTTAAGTATTCCATAACTGAACTCCATGTGAACGAGATGAAGAAGCTCTTTAGAAGAAGCTCTCAAGCTCAGTAGCAGCAGTGACAATTTCAGCACTGCCAATAAACGCCAAAGCGCGTTCTACCATACGTTTCGCTTGATCAGGGGTTGAACCCTTGTCAACTTTGAAAGTAACGGTTGCGCGGTTGAGCAATTGCTCATGGCTTAGTGATGTATCAGCGTCGGTATAGCGTTCAGGTAGAATAAAATCTACTTCAACCTTACCGTACTTTGAGTTACCATTCGGTTGCTGTACACGTACAATTGCACGTGGCACCAACGAAAGTGGGACGTTAGCGTCCACACCACGGAAGGTAACGCGGCCGTCCGAACGATCTACAACTTTGTAGACTTCGTCGACCGTTACATCAGATAACTGCGATGCAGCTAATGTTATTTGCGTAGCATTTGGCATACTATGCTCCTTGCGGAAAGTTAAGGTTATTTAAAACGTGTACGTTGTAATAACAACGCCACGGCTGACCCTGCATGCTTCACAGCATCGGGGGCTCGGAACGCTGGAATCTGTGGGGTGTCTGATATAACATACCTGAGAAACTGCCAATGGCAAGCTTCGGGTACATCAGTACACTTCGCGCTGATACCAGGGAGACCGGGGTAAGGCTTAAAACCTATACATTCTGATTCACCATAGAGTGAACAGTATCCGTCGAGGTAAGTAAGACCAGTTGGTGCAGTAAATGCATCCAAATAGTCTCCGATGGGCAATGCCCAATCGACAACGAAAGATAGACCGGTTAGGTTCCAGGCGATCGAGGGTATATTTAATAACCCAAGACGATTCAGGTCCCGTATAGCACCCGGGTGTGTAAACTTATAAAGAATACGCGCCCTGACATCCTGTCGTTCAGACAGTTTGCCCCCACTCAATCCATACATTTGTGTATAGAAGGGAATGGGACCTACAGTGCTATATGACTCGCTGGCAGAGCCAACGAGAAGGCCTTGAGTTTCTCTATCTGAAAGTCCGTTAGCATTCAATTCGACTGCTTTGTTGACATCCTCCATAAGAGGTAGCCAACCGTACTTCCATTCAAGAAACTTATTGGATGCATCACGCCCGAGATTTTTCAATCCGGATGTGCCTATTCCAATAGCCTGTGCGGCTCTGATAACATTACCGTGCTTAAGATCATGAAGACAATTCAAGATCGAAGTCACGTTTTTTGTTATCATCCCCATTGAACTACCCATTTCACCGGCAAATTCACCAAAATTGGCTTCATTTTCACCGGCATTTGCGATAGCCGCGTTAATGACATTAGCACAATCAAAAAGGCCCCTGTATCGGTAACTTGCGTTACTGAGTATAGGTGCAGGTACGATCCCTTCGGATCGCCACTTACCTTGATAACGTGATTTATGTCTGCCATACCTAGCAATATACCCCTCGGCATTATAGCCGGTCGGGTGTCCGTATTTACCATTTGGTAATTTAACGGTACTGATAGGTTCGGCACGCGTCGCAAATCTACTTTGGTATGTCCGAACCGTAGGTTTACGGTACCAGTCATACTCAATGAAGTCTTCGAACGCATTATCGTCCCTCGCCATATATTTCTCCTTATAGGTTAAATGTGGGCTTGCGAGATAACGTTCTCAATCATTTGATTGAAAACAGGTCCTTGACCTACGGGCAGCTCAGAAAGAGCACCCAGACTTACGTCTGGG